AATGGTTTACGATCCAGTATCCAGAAATGATAGTGCCTGACATACAGGCTCGTTACGCATCTCGTGAATGACGTTTTGTTATGTGTCTATATTTAATGTGCATATAGAACTGTTCTAACCACCATCTAAGTTTGTAAATTCCTGTACTCTTTTTTGTCTTGGTTTGTAATACAGCTAATGTTGCCTCTAGCTCTATTACTTTCATCATTGCTTTAGATAATACTGCTTCAGCCCTGGCATGGTTCTTCATCATGTCTATACAAAAGGCTTTTAGTCTGTCTGTATCTTCACAAGCCATTACTTCTCTACATCGAAGTTCTATTGCCAGTTCAGCTTCGGGAGGTAGTTCCGTATGGATCATTTTCATAAAGCCATCGTTTTTCATATCATTGAAGATTTGTAGTAGAGCCTGGATACATTCTGGCTTCGATAAAACTTACTGCCTGGTCATCTAATGTATTATCTGTTTGCTTTGCTATTGCTTTTAACAGATCAATAATTAATCTCTTCATTGCTTTGGATTTAATAAAGACTAGAAGGATAGGTTTTAAAATTTTTACCATCGTTTTTATGTGTTACTTCCCAAACATAGCTAAATTGCTAATATATAACAAGAGATATTACATTTCATGGCTGAAGAGAAAAAAGGTATGATGGATAAGATAAAAGAAAAGTTTGAAGATAAAGAAGAACAATTTGAGTACATCTCAGTTGCAGTAAGGCTTCTGGTAGTTTTTTGGAGTGGCCTTCTCGTTACGAGCAACTACTTGCCTAAGATCCCAGGTCTTACAACAGGAGAAAAGCAGGATATAACTTTTCCCGCCAGCTTGCTCGCAACCGCACTTAGTTCTTTCGGGCTAGAACAAGCTAAAAAAGGTAATAAGAAAGACGATAAGGTTGCAACAGAAAATGGTATGGTTCAGACTATAAGGGTAATAACACCTATTAAAATAGAAGGTGCTGAAGTAATCGACCCTAAACCTAAAAAATGAAAAAGCTACTTCCATTTTTATTTCTTGTATCCGCACCAGCTTATGCGGATATGACACACAACATATCTTCTAGTGTAAAGTTTGAATCTTTATCGGCTGCAAGTACAGCAGATAAGATCGGATCTAGTTACAGCATCTCAGGTAATAATGTAACAACAGTAGATTCTAATTCAGCAGCTACAATAGGTGGCTTTGGATCTGTGACTAATGGCGTACCAGCAGTGACTTTTCCTTCTGCTACACAAGCTACCAGTGGTGAAGCGTTCAGTTTTTCCACTAGCTATTTAGAGGGAGATGCCACACCAGGTAGTGCAGTTACAGTTGGCACTGTTCCAAACTTCAGTGATTTGACTTCAACTTCTGCGGGATCTGTAGGAACAGCAGCAGTAGCACTAGATAATCACAATATTACAATGACACCTGGAACTGGAACGGGTATCGTGATAACAGGTCAGTTTGTCGTTGATCTTACTATCGAATGAGGAGGCTACTTCTTCTTGGTTTTGTTATATCTGCTCCTTGCTACGCTGTTCCAGTTATTCCAAATTTCACACAAGGAAGTTCTACCAGCCGAACAGAAACTTCCACAATTATTACAGAATCTATACGAACAACAGAATATAATTCTGGGTTTCTCTATTCAGTTACAGGATCAGGAATACAACATGACGGATCTTCTATATCTCCAGCAGCTACTACTGTCAGCGAAACTATAAACGGAACTACTTATACATGGCAGGGATTAAATTTAGATCAAAGACCAAACTGGACTCAAACAAACCAAGGAGATGCTTTTCAATTTACAGAAGTTTATCAAGCACCTGGAATGGAATCCGTAACCGACATAACCCGAACCATAGAAAGCACAAGTGTAACAGATACCACAACTATCTTCTCGCAATAAGCCTTATAAGTAATCCAGTATTTGCCAATACAAGCAATACGGCTGCACCTGTGGCACAATCATCATCTTCAGTATCAAACTTCGCAACCCAAGTTTTAGGTGGTCCGATGGTAGAAAATCAGTATGGAAATGGAATAGTCTGTTCTGGCCCACAAATGGGTATTAGCCCTTTTATAACTACAACATATAATCAAAGAAGGCCACAAGATTATATCTACCATACCCCTGTTTATGACAATACAGATGCCAATAATGACAACGTGCCAGATAATCCAGGAAACATTCTTTACTATCAGGAAAACTATAGTGGTAATAAGGATTCTTTAGGACTTAATTTTGGAATAGCACTTACATTTAATATTCCACTAGATAATAGGTTTCAAGACTCTTGTTTAGACGCTGCAAATACTCAAATAAAATTACAAAAACAAGAATTAAATGCAAAAATGCTTAACTATGAAATAGCCCGATTGAAAAATTGTGGTGAACTTATGCTGGCTGGTATATACTTCGATCCAAAAAGCGAGTACGCAAAATTATGCGAAGGAGTCCGTATCGCTCCAAAACCTAATCAAGTTATACCGCACACTCACGAACTCAAAATAGGTCAGTAGATAAGTCACGGGTATTACACTTATCTACGGATAATTATTCTACTTTATTTTTCTTCTTTGTCAGCTTCTTAAATAAATTTTTTATTAGAGGTTTTATGATATTAAGCAATAGTGGAGTAGAGGCAGCAACAGTAGCAATAACAGCAGTGCTAACAAGCTGTGGAGGATTCGGTATGTATTGCTCGATGAATTTAACGTCCTCATAAAGCGTTATACATTTACTACCATCTTCGCTTCTTTTATGTCCGATAACACGCTCTAATTTAAACTCTGAAGCATATTGGCCTACTCTTTGGTCATTCGGTCCAGGACACTCAACGAAAAGCGGTTTATCTTCTTTTTTCTTTGGTTCGTATTTTGGAGGCTCTACTGTTGGCGGTACAAACTCTTCTGTCTGATTGGGGGTTTCAGCTTGCGTGTATTTAAATTCGTTGGGGTTATACTCCAAAGGTTCAAAACTAGGAATACTGAAGTTACCACATTCTGTATATGTTCCATATTCATCTTTAGGGTTGTCAATGAGGCTGGTTAAGTTATTTCTATGTACTCTTACACAACCTGGAATATCTACAACAGGTTTATTTATGTAGTTTACTACTGGATTATTAAAGTTCCATATCGGTATTTCGTGTATCTGAATCTCGTTTATTTTAAAACGAGGTATTTCAGTCGTAGGCATCTCGTTTCTTTAAAACTTCCACTTCTGAATAACACCTGGGACAACTTAAATTAGTTCTTACAGAAAACTCAGGATATAAATTTCCCATAGATTCATCAACATCAATATCCCCACTTGGTATAAGTTCAGCGTCACACCAATAACAATTCATTTTTTAGGTAAAGGTATAGATGGCCCTGTTGCTTCTGGCATAACATTATTTAAAACTTTAGGCATAGCACCCTGCACATTTCCAAGAATTTCGTTCATAACTTGAGACTTGAAATTTTCTGATGTTACATATTTGTAGCCTAAATACGCTCCACCACTCATGGAAGCTACCATAAGAAAAGATACAATACTTAAAACGTTAGCAATTTTTTGAAACATGATTAAAGAAGCCCTCCTAAAAGCTTGTATGCCAATTACTTTGATGACTTTGGCTTTGATTCTTGGGTTAGCTCCACTGTACCTGTTGGCTGGGATTCTTGCTCGATCTTCTTCAATAACATCTCCTTCGCCTGTATCCCGCCCTCAATCAGTAAAATAGTTTTTGTTTCTTCTTCTAAAACTTTTTGTGCTTGGTTCCTGGTTTGAACGTGTTTTGCTAGTTCTTCTTTCCATTGAACTAATTGTTTTTCAATAATACCTTTCATAAATCAAACGATAGTAAGAGTTTCTCCTGCTCCTACAGTAACAGTAACACCGCTATCTATAGTGATAGGACCAGCAGACATAGCATTTTTGCCGTTAGTAATAGTATAGTCAGTAGTTACATTCTGACCATTTTCGTAAAAAATTTCATCAGATCCACCACCTGTAGCTCCAGCCGATATGCCTGTTAATGCAGATCCATCTCCAGAAAAAGCAGTTGCAGTTAATGTGCCATTTGAAGAATTAAATGCTAAGTTTGACCCACTTTTAGGAGCTAAATTACCAGTTGCAGCAGTAGCAAACAAAGGAAAACAAGTAGTATCAGAAGATTCGTCAGCTACAGTTACAGTTGTTGCGATAGCAGCAGTACCAGAGGTATCTTGATTTCCAGAAGTGTTTACACCTGGAAGATTTATATTTCCTGTTCCATCAAATGATACTCCACCAATGTTTCGTGCAGTTTCAAGAGCCGTTGCAGTTGCAGCATTTCCTGTAGTGTCCTGGTTTAACGTGCCAACGACAAAATCTATAGTGCCATCGCTATCCTGGTATGTTACTGTTATGCCTGTCTCAGTATTACCAGTAAGCATACCTCCAACAATGTCTTGAACTTGCTCATTAGTCAGAGTTGCAGTTATGTAGCCAGCACCATTGGTAATCGCATTATTGTTCAAAGAAATATTTGCCGTTCCATCAAATGAAACTCCTGCAATAGTTCTCGCAGTTTCCAAAGCTGTAGCTGTAGCAGCGTTTCCAGTTGTATCTTGGTTCAGAGTTGCGACTCTAGCTGCTGCAAGCGTTCCAGAAGAAATATTAGAAGCATTTGTGGTATCTGTGGTAGCCGAAGCTGCAAGGCCAAGCATTGTTCTAACAGCACTTGGAGCAATTTCCTCTATTACCCCTGCACCACTTGAATCTCTGCCTAAAATTCTATTTGTTGCTGATACATTTTGAATTTTGGCATAAGTAACGGCATCATCTGTTATTGATGCAGTAGCTATTTGGCCAAAAGACATAACGCCGCTACCATCAGTTTTTAAAACGTGGTTAGCTGATCCATCAGCAGAAGGTAAAGTAAATTCAACACCTGCTGAAAGAGTGTCAACAGGCTTAAATTTTAAAAAGTTAGCTGTTGTTCTATCTCTGAACATCAACTTACTAACAGCGGAACTCGTACCTTGTATCGTTACTCCTTCTGAGCTAACTAAAACTCTTTGAACTGGCGTACTAGCTTGGTCGTAAAGTGAAAAAACGTTACTTGCAGAATATTGAGTTATTGTTTCAAAAGTAGGGTCCGCGCCGTTATTTGCTCTTAAAAATTTTCCGTCATTATTTACAGTTCCATGCTCTATTTTTGCTAAAGTTACTGCCTCATCAGCAATTTTAGCCGTGGTTATATCTCCATCATCTACTCCACCACTTATTTCAACAATAGATCCACCATCATTTTTGGTAAATAGCTTACCTGTATCTGTTCTTAGTGCTACTTCTCCAACAACTAAATCGCTAGTGCCTGGATCGCTACCAGAACCCCTTTTAAGTTTAATTGTGTTTGCCATGAGCTTCTACCTCCTAGCTCTAGTATGAACCACCATCTATGTTAAAGCTGGAGGCACTTTCATCTTCTAAAAACGTAACCACATCAGATAATGCAACTTGCTTCATCGTTCCATTATCATTTAAAACCACTCTGTCTGCTGCTGCCAAAGTTGTTGAACTTGCAGATGTCGCTCCATCTAATAAATTAAGTTCAGCAGTTGTAGCTGTAACTCCATCAAGAATATTTAGTTCTGAAGCAGTAGATGTTACTCCATCTAAAATATTCAATTCAGCAGTTGTAACAGTAGCTCCATCAAGTATTTGTATTTCAGCTTCAGTCAAAGCAGCCAGAGCAGCAGATCCACCTGATTGACAGCCAGATAAGTTATCGAGGTCAGCATCATAAGCCTGTACTTGGCTTCCAATCGCAACTCCAAGACTTGCTCTGGCAGTTGCTCCAGATTCGAGTACAAAATTAGATCCATTTCCAACAATAAAGTTGCTATCTGTAGGAGTTAAACCAGCTATATCAGTAAGTTGTGCATCAAAAGCCTGGACATCTGATCCAATCGCAACACCTAAAGCAGTTCTAGCTGCACTTGCACTTGTAGCACCCGTTCCACCATCGCCAATAGCAAGTGTTCCTGTTATAGAACTAGCAGCAAGATCAACAGCAATTTCAGCAGATTCAATAACAAGTCCACCATTAGATTTAAGATCCGCAGATAAAGTATTACCTGATTTTTCTAAACCATTTCCTGCTGTTATTTGACCAGCACCAGAAAATTGTGAAAATACTAAGTTATTAGTTCCTACTACAGCAGATCCTTTGTTGCTTGTACAAACAAAACCATTTTCAGCATTTACAGTTCCCTGTTCTATAAAAACAAACGCACCAGCAGCGTCAGCACCCGTAGCTAAATCATCTGCCCTGGTTGGAGCACCAGAAGCATTGACTATATAGATACCATTCTCTGTCTGAGTACTTTGGTCTTTGATAAGTATTCTGTCATTAGTAGCTAATGTAATACCATCAATAGTTTGACCATTAGCAAAAGCAGAAGCTAACGTGCCATTTGCTGTTGTGGTTGCTTTTACAGAATTTTTGACATCTAATCCCTGAGAAACACCATCTACATAAGATTTATTTGCAGCATCAGTAGAAGCAGTAGGTGTAGCTAAGTTTGTTATTTTTTGACTATTTAAAGATACAGCAGCAGCAGGAGCAGCCATTTCTGCCAATGTATTGGTGCGTACTCCAGCATCAAAATCAGATATTTTTGTATGAGCCAGGGAAGGAATATCATCACTTACTAATGCTCTGAATGTAGGTGCAGCAGCACTTCCAGTTGTAGGGCCAGCTAATACAATATTTGCGTTTCTAGTTGTTGCTTTATCAAAAAATGCTCCTTTACCACCAATAGGCTCAATACTTGTTGCAGATCCTCCTGCTCCTCCAGTTCCTTTACCAATAATTAAAACTTCATCGCCTTCTCTAAAAGCTATTTCAGCATTTTCTAATGACGTTGGGTTTGACGATCCAGTGGATCTTTTAATTCTAATTGTATTAGCCATCAGAAGTTTCCTCCATCAACGAGTGTAAGTTTGGTAGTAGTGTTGTCTGCCTTAAATGTATCAGAACTTGAGTCATAGTAAACAATAGAATCATTTACCTTGCTAGATCCATCAAAGGTAAAACCAGCAGCAGCAGGACCCTGTGGTCCAGCTGTGGTCAGTTCAACTGTTACTACATCAGAAACTTGACTGACTGTAACTCGATTAGGACTGCTCATGCTGTGTATCCTTCACTTATAAATAGTTTACCCTCTAAATAATAGTTTTTGCTACCCGAAGGTTCTGTTAACAATACGTCATAAAATAAAACATTTGGAGTAAAAGTAGCTGTATCAGTATCAGCCAAATTCATATCAATAATTCCATTAGCTCTATCTGTATATGTTATAGCCCAATCTGCATACTTTGTGGAACGTGATTCATCATAAACTTGTGCAGCTACAGTATATCCAGTTAAATTTATTGCCGATCCAGTTGAATCTTTAAATGTTAGTTTAATAGGAAAATCTGCTCTCCTATCAACAGTAAAGTTTTTCTTTCCTGGAATAATTGCCATTTATGTTGAAACTTCTTGAAGTGTTAATGTTGAGACAGCAGATGGATCGTTAATTCTGTCACCATCATAAGAGTTTCTATTAAGAAATCCTGTATAACCACTATTAGTAATAATCATTCTTAGTTTTACTGTAAAATTACCAGTTGAAGCTGGAGAGTGCATACAATGGAAAGTTTCTCTTGCTAAATGATAAGTGGCATCAGCACTAGCAGAACCATTGTAATGTGTTCCCCAATGGTATCTTCCTCGACTATCCCTTGCTGGCGGTTGTTGAATAATATTATTACTGCCGTCTGCTAAATACATATAACATATATTTCCAACACTACACCAAGCAGCAGAACAAACAATAAATAATTTATTAGATGCACTTTGCATATTTATAGTTGCTGACAAGCCAGTATCCGCACCACTTGTTGATTGAGTACTAAATGCAGAGTCAAAAGCTGAGTAAACAGTTTGTATTACACCACCACCAGTAGCACCACTTGGCAGACCACCTGTTGGAACGATTGAATTGACTTTAAGTTGGCTCATAATTAACTAGGTTTTGGATTAGCGTCTTTTACCGCTTTGTTATGGGCAAAAAATGTACCTGTTGAATCTAATTTACCAGCAAGCATATCGTCATACAACATTGCCATTTGTTCTTTCCAATCTCCATATCTTGTAGAACCAAATTGACGATCTGTTTTGTATTTAACTTTATTTAGTTCTATTCTTGCAGCATCAACAAGAGCTTGGTCTATTTCTACTAGATTGCCTTGACCATCAAAGCAACCTACACCTTCTTCTATAATTGCAACCCTATTAGGGTCTTTATTGTATGCTAAAAAAATTGCATCGTAATCGTAAGCCATTAGTTTACTGAGGGTAGCTCCATTAAAATCATTCTAGACTGTGTGTGCATAGAATTATCGCTTGCTCTCCTATTAATGGTAAATTGTCTTGAGCCATTTGGTCTGGCAACTACTCCATAAGCAACTTGAGAAGTTGTACTTATTTCGTCATCAATAATTATTGCAGTAGCACTTACACTATCTCCAGAACCCATGTTATGAAAAGCACCAGAAGTAACATTCCCAGGACTGCCAGAAGCTCCTGACCCTACTTGTAATTGTGTGGAATCTCTATAAATATCAAAACCTACATCTGCTGTATTATTAGTACTTACTAAACCAAAATTTACGATTACTAAAATACTACTGCTTGTAGAAGAAGGAGTGATATTTGTTGTTAACTGAGTAATCGTATCTCCATTACTGAGGTTTCCAGTAATAGTAGTGTGAGTATATTTAACTTGAAGTACTCTTGAAAGTACGTTTCCAGATGTGTCAAGTAGTGCGTTTGCTTTTAATGTACTCATGGCTTGGGATATTTAGCTTTTACAGCAGCAACGTGGTCTTTCCAGGTTGTCGTTCCGTTAACAGCATCTTTGTACTGCATATCTAATTGATCGCCTATGGAAGCATAAATAGTGTCTGTTGTACCAGCTTCACCTGTTCTCTGTCGTTGATATAAAGTTGCAGCAGCTTCAGCATCTAATGTGGCTCTTGCGGCATCTATTTTACTTTGATCTAAAACAACAGAATTACCGTTTTGATCGAAAGCACCTTTACTATCATCAATAGTAACTACTGTTCCAGCGTATGCTTTATAAATTGCTGAGTGATCTAATCCCATAACCAGTTTTTAGTTAAATTATACACGGAAGTAATCATGCTGACACCTCCATACATATTATTGTTGATAGATTTCTTTGTCCATAAGTAGCACTATTAGAATCATCTACTGACCCATTGATGCGAATATTTATACCTTGCGTGTGTGCAACTTGTACTTTATATGTGAGTGAACTTGTAGAAGATGGAGTATCTAAAAAATTCATACCTACATTTTGTGCAAAAGTATTGCCATCACCTGATATACCAGTTGAACATCTTTGCCTACTTCCATCAGAGGCACCTCTAGCAATATCTGTTGAATCTCTTACTATTTGCATTCTACCTCCATATCTGTTTGTTTCTGCTGTAACAACAGCATTTAAATAAACTAATACTAATATTTTGCTTGAAGTAGATGTTGGTGTAATAGAAACTGATAAACCAGTTACATCTACATTGCTTGTACTTGTTGTTGTGAAAACATCACCTTTAGTTGCTTGGACAACTTGAATTATTCCACCACCACCGCCTGTTGGTACACCTGCAACTGGAATTATGCTGTTGACTTTTAATGTGCTCATAGTTTAAACGACTGTCCAGGTTTCACCAGCACCAACTGTAACTGTTACCCCTGATTGTATAGTAATTGGACCAAAGCTGCCAGCGTTTTGTCCATTAGTAATAGTATAACTCTGAGTTACTGTTTGGTCGTTTTCCCAAAAGATATTGTCACCTCCAGCACCTTGAGCACCTGCTCCAGCAGCAGCCCAACTTAGCGTTCCAGATGCGTCAGATACAAGAGCATAACCAGAAACAGCAGCATCAGCAGAAGGTAATGTCCAGGTAAGACTAGAAGAAACTGTAGCTGGTGCTTGAAATCCTACATAATGACTGCTATCAGCATCAGCAAATCTAAGATCATTTTGTCCCTGGAGCGTCAATCCGTTAGCATCAAATATCATTTGCTCTGTACCACTAGAAGAAAATCCCATTACGTTTGCAGATTTTCTAAATAAACCTAAATCTGTATCCGTATCAAAACTTAATGCAGGAGTAGAAGCACTTGAAGAATCATCAATTAAAAGCTGACCTGTCATAGTACCGCCAGCTTTAGAAAGTAAACCTAAGTTAGCTTGATCTATATTTCCTATTTCTGTGAAAGCACCATTACTTGAATTTCTTATTTTTAAAATATTTGTAGTGGTATTAAGAAAAGGCATACCAGCAACACACTGACTTGTAGCTAAGTCAGATGATTTTGAATTACTTGATTGGATAGCAGCAAAAACATTATTAAGGTCAGTTCTTACATTTGCTCCAGAAGCATTTTCAATAGTGTAGTTTGTTACGTCAGCCACAATTAAATACTATTTTTCTCCATGTTAACCTCCTTTACCAAAACCAACAGCACTGTAGGTAAAGTTCCTATTAATACTAGCATTACTTGAGTTTTTAAAGTGAACTGTAAAGCCAGTTCCAGATATACTACTAAGTTCAAAATAATCTCCTGATGCCATATTCTGTGGAGAAATATTAACAGATGGCAAAAAACTATTAAGGTTGCCTAATGCAGATGTTCCAACAAAGAATGGTGCGGTAAATGTTACTGCTTTTGCTCCTGCTCCAGAGGCTATGACAGATGATTGTTCTGTTCTAGATGGCATAGTTGCTGTATATCCTGCCTGTTGAAGGTTCATATTCTGTGCTGTGTCTGCTGTATCTAAAGTAATCCTAAACTGAAATCCTCTACCCTTGAATGTTCCATTGGCAAAGTCATTAAATGACGTATAAGTAGGAGAGCTAGAAGGGTCATCAGTTGTGGTGCGTACAGCCATCTTTGCATTTACATCATTAGCAATAGAACCATCAAAATCTGTCCAGGTGTCTATATTGTCTGTTCTGTTATCAAACTGATCTCCTGTATAAAAACCAACTCCTTGAAAATGTCTTTTTAAGACAAGTGAGAATGTACCGCCTAAATCAAGAGTATCTACAAAATCATAAGTACCACTAGCATTTGCTGTTGGATCTGTAAGTTTTAATCCACCAAGAGTAGAGTCAAAAGTAAGATTTGATTTTGTTCCGTTATATGGTGTTCCGTCTGTATCTTCTCGATCAGTTTTGACAGTAATAGAATCTAAAATATCAACGATAGATAAAGCTACGCTTGTTGCATTAGCACTAAATCTACCACCATCATCTTGAAATTTAAGGAGATAAGTTCCCGCAAGAGCAGGAGCTATGACTTCTGTTGTGTTACCAGATACAGCTTCAATAACATCTTGTGCCGATTGGAATGTAGCTGCACCTCCAGTTTGATTTGTGTGCCTCACATAAACCCGACCACCGTGCAAAACATCTATAGCAGTTGCTTGTGTAAATCTTAGTCTTACAAACTGTTCATTAATAGGTTCAATAGTAAGTCCAGATACATCTTCTGGTAAAGCGGTTTTACCTTGAGCAGTAAAACTAGCTTCCGTTGCATTTGCAGATATTTCGCCTAAAGAATTATATGAAAATACTTGAACTGTATAAGTTGCTTTTATAGTGTCTAATAATTCAAAATCACTACTAAATACAATTTGAGAAACATAGTTTCCATTTTCAACTTTGTAGTTAACTAAATATTGAGTTACACCGACTACAGGTTGCCAATCTACAATTAATTTACTTCTAGCAATACTATTTATAACAACTGTCTGCTCTGTAATCGTTAAGTTACTTGGCGGTGATGCAGGAGCATTTAATACTGATATTGTTCGTGTAGGTAAAGCAGTTCCATTTTCAATAAATGCGTATTTACCTTCAACATACGATAAAGCTGTAATAACGTAATTAACTTCATCTTGTTCCTGGACTTGAATAACTCTAAATAATTGAGTTTGTAAAGTTGTACTAGATATTAAATAAGGTGCATTTGTACTTGGTGCGGAAGAAAAAGCAGAATTTACTGTTAAAACTGCTCCTGTAATGTCAGTTATAGTTTTAGATTCAACTGATCCATCAGAAAGGATTACACTAATAGTTGGATTATCATTTAAAGCTGGTAAGCCTGTTTGCTCTAAAGCATCAATAGTAATAGTTGTAGTTGTTGCAGATACTACACGACCACCTCTTCTAGCTCCTGCTCTTACTGGATCATTTATTTCAATAACAGAACCAGGTCTGACAACAACTCCAGCATCTATTGAGGTTGTAAAAGAAACTGTTTCAGATTCGTTTTGTTCAGCAAAGAGTATGGCACGGCCCAATCTTGCAGCCTGATTACGAGAAGTACACGCAAATGCTTTTACCTGTTTTACTATCGTTCCTAATTTTGATATTGCTGTTGCGTCTTCAATTACTTCAAAATCTATTTCCTTAGAATCCATGTTGAAGTAGCTGACAGAAACAACGCTATGTCTTGTTTTTAAACTACTTCCTGAGTAACTAAAACCACCTTCTCCCACATTGGCTAAATTAAATAAATAACTAGCTGATGTTTCTTTATCCTGCGATAAAGTTATGCCTCCAGCAGACCAAATAGGCATACATCTCATAACACCAGCCAAATCATTTATCGCTGCAAACGCTTCTTTAGGACTTTGAATGTTTACGTTGCAACTAAACCTGGCTTCTTTTGCACCTGACCCACTGCCATCATCTACTTCTTCATTTGAATATTTACTGGCAGCAACAAAGCTAAATAAATCTATATTGCTATCAACTATATGATTACCTAATCCATACCTAGTGTTCGTGAGAAGGTCTAGCAAACACATCGCAGGGCAATTTGTGTAAACAGCAGCACCCATAACTCCATTAAAAACGTAGCCACTTGGATAAATAATTCTTCCAGTTTGAATATCAACTGTTGGTGTGCCAGTTCCAGAGGCTCCTGCTCCTGGTATTCTTACTTTTACTCCTCTAATTCGATACTTTCTCGAAGGAATACGATTAAATTGTTTACTATCAAAACGAAGAGCAGTATAAGCACTATTAGCATAAGTTGAATTGTTATCTAAAACTTCTTGAAGGCTAGTAAATTGAAAAGCATTAACCCTATTAGATTCGGTGCTATCTGCTGTTACACGAATAACTCTTACATCTACTGTAGTAAATCCGCTTGTTAGTTCTATTCTGTGATCTTTTTGATAAGCGTCAGCAGTTCTACCACTTACAGAAGAAACTACTTTATCTACAAAACCGCCACTATCATGTTGTAGTTGAATTTTGTATTCAACTGTATCTCCTCTTAAATCTCCATCATCTTCAGCTACTTGAATCTGAGGCCAAGTTAAAGTAACAATAACGGCATCTACGTCTGTATTCGTAATCTGTCTAGTTACTGGAGCAGAGGTAGTTACAATAACTCCAACACCAGTAGGTGATCTAGTTTCAGCAGGAATACCACTCAATGCTGTTTGACTTGACGTACCAAATCTAGATTTAAAAATTACATCTTTAAAATTAAAATCAGTATCCGCAGGACTGCTATTAGAAGCGCTTGCATCAAGTATCGGAGTGTCATTAAGAAAAATATCTTTTAAACTAGCGTTGTCGTATGCAGTCGTACCTTTAGTTAGCTGTGCTTTTGATGCACTAGCAAAACCCTCTATTTCTCCTTCAGATATTAAATCTTGAACAGTAGCAAAACTTCTACTATGTAAAGTATCAGGAGCACGATACGGAGGGGGAGGTGGTTTAGGACCTCCACCACCAGCACCTTGAATAAGTTTAATTTCGTCTGTCATGCTTCTACCTGGTTAGTGTCAACTGCTGCACTTATTACAACACTTCCTGTGATTATTTCACCATAAACTATTGGAACAGGAGTACCAGCCCTAGATGTGTTTTGCACTCCAGCAAAGTTAAATGATAATTGTGGATCTTCCTCAGAACTAAATTTTTGTGGTTCAGGTAAGGGAAACAGCATTTCGCTTACTCCTGAAAGAAGCAAAGCCACACCTATATTTCCTACTGTTGCCATGAAAGCACTAGGAGCAGCACCCGTAGCTATAAAACCAAAACCCCCTTTACCTAAAGCGAACCCTGCTCCTGGTGCTGCTATAGCGATACCTATTAAAACTGCTCCTAGTAATACTTTTCCGATACCTCTTCCAGCACCACTAATAACGGGAATAAAATGTATGTCCTGTTTACCTACAGGGTGGTGTATCTCCTCTTCATTTACGTCATAATCGCCTACTTTTACTTGATAATAATTTGGACTCATAAAAGACTCTATACCTGGAAAATTATGTATTAAAAAACTTACTGCCTTACCAACTGTTTCAGCTTTTACCTCGAACTCTTTATGCCCGACAAACTTAGCTAACTCTCCATACAGTTTTACTTTACGAAGCATAACGTAACCTCTTTCCCGTGCATTTTAGCAACCACTCAGAATATGGCTCTCTACAAGATAGTCTATCGGTTAAATGATGAATTACATCTCCTTTAAAAAATAATGCTACATGATTTAATCCAGGATTAAGAATACTCATAAATAATAAATCTCCATCTTCTAAGGGTTCTTCTGGTCTTAATTCTCTAAAACCTGTTCGCCAAGCACATCTTTCAAACATAGGATCTTTTAAAAATTCTTCTGGTGTGGTTGGCCTTTGCCAATCTCTTAACTCAATATTTTTTTCTTCTTTATACCAATCTCTCACTAAGCTCCAGCAGTCTGTTATACCCCATACCCATTGACGACCTAGAATTGGTGGTTTGTATCCACAAGGCTCTAAGTATGCCCATTTCTCTGTTTTTGGATTTACGATATGCCAAGGTAAATTACTTTTTTCACAACTTATTTTGTCTGCTTGGCTAGGTGTAGGTGGAGTTATTGGGTGACTATGTACTACTGCAACTATATCTCCAGCATTGTCAGCCTTTACATAATCTTCTGGGTCAATAATAAAACATTGATGTTCAGTCATTGAAAGATTACGACACGGGTAATATCTTTCTTTACCCTTTATATTCAGTACTAAACCACAAGATTCTTTAGGATCTTCTCTTTGAGCATGAAGTAGTGCTTTGTATTTCCAAGTCATGTTTATCCTACAAACGTGCCAATGGCAGGAAAGATTGAACGAGTGGCCTGACGGCCTGGAATACGAACTCCAGCTAAATCCGTTGGAGCAGCTAGTTCAAATTCAACAACTTCTCTACTTTCTGTTGCTTTTCTGTCTATAGAATAAATTTCTTGAGGAAATTCTGCTGTATTATCTGCTGTGGCGTTTGTTCCGTCAGCAAAGTTAACAGCATCAATAAATTTAGCTAGTGTTCTAATTCGTGTAACTGTAGCTCCCGTTAAATCATTACCAGTTGTTGTCTCATTGACAGAAAGGAGTATTGATGAAATTAGTCCTGTAGCATTACTGATAATTAGTTTTGGTCTAGGTAACTGTCCTTTTTGAAACGCAAAACCTGATGCTTGCACGGGAAATCTAAGATATTCGTTACCAGCCCATACTATTCTGCCATTAGCATTTAGGTTACTTCCAGCATGGAATCTATAAATTGTATTTGCACCATGCAGTGCAGTTGATAATTGAAGAGTGAATAGTTCAATTATTGCTGATGGATTGATGTCCTGTAGACTGCTAAATATTTTTGAATTTACTGTCATTACGATGCTGGTTCAAATACTTGTCTAAAAGTGGCTTGTATAGTAGCTCTGTTGTTATAAGGTATTGACTTACTCCAGTTTTCGCAAACAAATTTAAAGTTTGAAGCAGTTTCTTCGGGTAAAAAACCTTCAGCAAAATCAAAACTAGCACTATCATTTGCACGAGCATCTAAAAATGTTTCGATAGTATCCGCATCTGTTTCTGAGACTTCATAAGTAAGACTGAACTCTTTTGGATTTTGATGTTGAGCTAAACCAAATAGAAGTCTATGCTCATACCCATCAGCAAAACGAATCGTTCTAGTTAATGGTCTGGATTTTTTGCGGATTCCGTAAGTAGGTTTTATTGAAGGGAAAGTAGCCATTATGCAAGTATTCCTCCAGGTCGTTTCTGTTGTATTAGTTCAGATTGTACCGCAGCCGAGATAAGACGACCAAGTTCTCTTCCCTGCTCTTCATCTCCTTGAACTTCTGTGCCAGATGCGTCTACATTTACTACTACAGTTGTAGAACCGCCAAGTGCATGATTTGGTGTAATCATTCCAGATACACCTGGAGTAAACATTTCTGGGCCTCGTTCTCCTACAAGATACTGACCTCCTCCTTTTACTGGACCTCCTGCTGCACGTTTGATTGTTGAAATACCAAAAGACCCTTTCTTTAAATTTGCTCCACTGGGTATATTTGTTCCGAAAGTTGGGTCTGGTGTTGGACTAAATAAACTTCCAATCCCACTAAATAGTGAACCAAGTAATCCTCCGCCCCCTAAAGAACCTTGTGGATTACCAAATAGTGCCATGTTAAACGCTGCGTCTATAAGTTTGTTTAAGACGTTGTTTAACATGTCGTTTAACGTGGAAGTACCACGAATCATTCCCTGGATTCCCTGTGATATGTCGGTTGCTATTGTCTGAGACATTCTTTCAAATGCTGCTGCTGTTTCTAAAGCTAATTGTCTCTCTTTTTGTAAAGCATCTAGTTTTCTCATTTTATTAGCAAGTGCTTCTTCGTCTATTTCTATATCTCTATCTTTAAGTTCCTGTATTTTTTGTTGTATTTCAAATTCTAGCTCAGATAAATGACCCATTTCTCTGCTTTTTTCAAGTAAAGCTATTTCACTATTTAATTGTTTTTGAGCAGCTTTATTTAAAGCATCATTTATTGCTTCAACTTCCGCTTTTGCGTCTTTTTGCTTTATAAAGAGTGTTAATGCGTCTAATGCTGCCTTTTTTTCTTCTATAGCTGCTGCTTTAGCTTCATCACTAAAAAAGTCCTTAAATCCGACTTTACCAGCGTTTTGAAATTCCGTAAATAATCTATCTTGTTCCTCATCTCCCGTTCCAAACTCTCTTTTGGCACGATCAAATGCTACATCAGTTTCTATTTGTCTAGTTAATGCACTTAAAATTCCAGATTGTTCTATAAGATTTGCTATTCCTACTCGCATATTTAACATGAAAACACCAAAACTTGTAGTTAAATCTTGAGCCTGATCTCCAAATCTACTTAATGAGTCAACTCCATCTTTACCTATTTGTTGAGTCATTTTTTCTCTGACTAACGCAAAAGCTGTTTCTTTATCTCCTAATTGTTCTATTAGTTTTACCTGTTTTTCAAAATTAGTTCCGATTAAACCTAAAGACTCTATTAAAGGTGTTGTATCTTTATTAACACTATTTAAAGCCTGACCTAATTTAGCTGTTTCAATTCCAAATTGCTGAATAGGAGTGATAATAGAAGTTGCAAGTAAACCTCCTGCAAAACCTCCCATCTGGCCACCAACTGCTGATCCGATTCCACCACCTAATGCACCAGCAAGACCTACTAATGGTCCTTGTCCAAATAACAGAGGAAATGCACCAGATATAATTGCACTACTGGCAGCATCAGAAAAACGACTTCCCCCTCCCGTACCAGTTCCTCCTGTATTTCTACCACCACCTCCGCCTCCACCACGAGGTTTATTCATTAGATTTATTCTTCTTTTTTCAATTTCTAAAGCCTGTTTATCTACTTTTACTTGATCTTGTTTTCTTTTTAATACTTTTTGCTCTAATGCAAGCCTCTGGCCTGTCTTTCTTATTTTTTCCTGTTCATTACGCAATACAGTTCTATTAGCTCTTCCACCTTGAGCTAACTTATTTAACTTTGATATACGCTTTTCAAGATTATTTAGCTGCTTATTAACAGTCCTGGTATTCAGTTTTATATTAACTTCGTAATTAGATGCCACTAATCTCGATAAAACATTACATTTAGTTTAGCGTACCTTACGATATTGAGCTTTCTTTTTCATATCTTCATACGCTTTTTCTTCTCTTTCATTTTTTAATCTAAAATATGCACTCCAGGCATACAACTCCTCTATGGTCATATTCTTTTGTAAATGACCTAAAGTAATTCCTAAAGTTTCTGCAACGAAAAACTGTAAATATAAATAATTATCTTTATCAAGTTGTACTTTTTACGGCATCAGGGGTTGCCTCCTCGCCCACCTCCTGCATTTTTGTCATAAGTTCCAGTAATACAGCTAAAGGTATTTCTCTTCGTAAACTTGCCTTATCTGCTTCAACAAATAATTTTTGTCCGCTTTCATCTTCGGCTTTGTTAATTATTACTTGAAGTGCAAAATCTAAACTACCCTCTTCCTGCCCTTTGTTAGCTCTCATTAGAGTAGCATTTATGGAGTCTCTATCTGCAATAGTTAAAGGTGTCCAATAAACTTTTAAAATTAGTTCTCCGTCTTTATAAATAGGGTAACTGCTTTTGCTATTTATGCTAAATGCTTTTTTTAGCTTGTCGATTGCTCTATCTGTAGGCATACAAAATAAATTAGTATATTCATCTACTATACTACTACTTTATTACCTAAAGCCAACCTTTTTAAACGCTAATGCTATATCTTTGTTGATAAGACCACCTTTCGTATAGATATTGTACCAATTCGGTCCTCCTGTAGAAGTTAAAGTAAACTGTTGACCATGTTGAGCGTAAGTTACTTCTTGACCACTGATACTGGGTCTTGTTTGACCTGGTGCATTAATAGCGAAGCCAGCATACTTAGCTCTGTTACCAATAAATAAATCCTGATTTAAAGTTACATTTGGAACTCTAGGGTTTTTTATTTGCCTGGCTGTAGGGTCAGGAATCAAATAATAGTCAAAGTCTGGTTTTCTTTTCTTAGTTGCCTGGACAGGACTTTTTGATACTATCCAGTTTTCTCCGAATGTTCCTGTCCACCACGGACCTTTTTCAATTAAAGAACGAGTTACTGTCCTTGCAACCTCTTTTCTTCCCTTAGTTATTGCCTTTCCTAAATCTTTAGTAAAGTGTTTTTTAAAATCTTTAGGCATTAGCAGTAAAGTCGCAGCTTACAACAGATAAGTAATGACTATCTTCTTCAACATTTACAGAAGTCGGTCCTTCTATTTGTAATACTCTTGGACTTACAGAAAATGTATCTGTGTAAGTTGAAGCATTTACAGAAGTCAAACCTGTAATAACTGTTTCAGCTATAGCAGATGCCTCCGCACTTCCCTTATGTGGTGGTGTCATAATCCCACATCTTATAGATCCAGAGTAGTAAGTTTGTGCTGCTCCTTGTGTTTGAGTAGTGGATTGTCCAAAATCTAAACTTACCATCACATACTTTTTATTCTTCCCTGGAGTAGTTAGTGGCATATTGTCAAATATTACCAAAACAGTTGGATCTGCGTCTGTTACCGCATCTAGTATTGCGGTTTCAAATGCTGCTCGTGCGTTTACTAAACTCATTAGAAAATAACGTCAACTCTGAATAAATATTCCTGACCTCCTTTCAAGGTAAGAATATTTGTTATCTTACAACCTCTGCTAGATCCAGAAAACGTAAGAGTAATGTCATCTTGCAATAAAGGTTGATTATCTCCTATCAAATCAGGTGTTATGTATAATCTTGCCACATTCTCTTGAAAACCTGTTTCTTCAGTTGATCTAACAAACTCAATAGGAACCTTTATTGTGTAGTTCGTATCTACTGTTATGTATTCTCCAGTAGCGTTGTTATAACTTGATACTCCTTTTCTTGTATAAACAATAGTTGTGTCTAAAGAATCGCCAAGTTGAGCAACAACCTGTTTTGCAATGTTTTTTAGTGCTGTATCTAATTGTCCTGCCATTAGCCTCTAACCGCCCTTAGTTGGAAAGTTCCTGCTCCTCCTAGCATATACGCTCCAAGATAACTTTGTAACCAGGGGTAAACATCTAAAATATTATTTATTGATCCTGTTCCTTGGCTATCGGTATTGTACTTAACTTCAATATCCCCTAACTTTACCTCAGAAAAATTACCATCTTTTCCAGTAGTACCAGTAATAGCACCAGTATCATTTGCTAATGCCCTGGCTAATTCATATTGTGCGTACTTAATATTGTTTGGAATAGTCGAACAGCTTAATTCAACTCTATCGACTTGGTAATTTGTTCTAGGAAATTTTAATGCCTGATCTTCGTCACATCTATCACCTTGATATACAAAAGTATCAATCCATCTCGTAGCAGCTATTAATGATCTGTTTTTCTGATCGTCTGTTTTATTATCCCAGGTTGTTGAATCTGGTACTGTTTCAAAGTAACTATTAGCCTCTGTCAATGTGACATAGCTATTAGCAGTTTCACTTTTTATAGTTGCGTTTATGGTAGCTGCCACGATTGATAAAGTAATTTAGTTTTATTGTAGCGTAAAGAAAAAACCCCACCAATATTAGGTGAGGTTTGATGACCACATTTTAATCTTAATAGAAATTAAGACTTTAGACCATTTGATAGTGGTGTGTTTACAAAGATTTCAACCATCGGAATTTGGTCGATGTCGTATGTTACACCCCAGTTAGATCCTGTTCTAAGTGCTGAGTTAGCAGGGTTATCAGCAGCGTTTGTCCACTTAGTTCCCATAACGTGATAAGCACTATGGTAGTCAACAGACATAACATCTTGCTTAGATAAGATGTTTCTATCTGATTCAATGCTTAGAGGAGATTGCTCACCTTCAAGAATTGTTCCTGACTTAATTAAGTAGCAACGGAACTCTTTTTGATGACCTGTTGTACCAGGATGAACTGTATTAACTTGAGAGTCAATAACAACATTCATACCAGCAAACTGACCGATGCTTGTTTCATTAACACCGACACCGCCACCACCCCAAGTTACTGCACCACCAGTTGTGAGAGCAGATGTTGAGAATGTAAGCATACCAACTTGATATAAGTAGTAAGCAACAGATGGATGAACAACTAAAGTATCTAACTCATCTCCTCTTGTTCCGAGAAGTGATCTTCCTCTTGCAACAGTAGAAGCTGTCAAGAAGTTATCAGTATCAGCACCAGAAGCAGCACCTTTACTTAGATCAAGTGAGTTTGCACCTAATGGTCCGAAAGTAGAACCAAACAAACCATCTAACAAGCTGAATAATCTTGCAGAGTTTAGTTTGTTGATAGCATCTGCAATTTGGTTTCTGATGTGACCCATTGGATCTTCGCCAGCAGCCAATACAGCTACGTCATCAACAGCATACGCAAAACCTCTATGACAGATAGTTGCGATCTGTGTGTCTGTACCAATCTTCTGTGGTGTCAAGTGACCTTGGTTACTTGTACCCCATGTTGCTGTACCATCTAAAATTTCTTCAGTTGGTGTGATTGGGTTAAATTCTGGAACTTGTATTCTTGTTCCACCTTCTGTTGCGTCAAGAAGTGAGTTTCTTACAACAGCACCAGATTTTAAAAATGCACTACGTTCCTTGATAGCTTCGGAAACATATGTGCTGAGATTATTTCTCTTAACGATGTCCGCTAATAGGACACCGCCAGAATAATTCTGAAACGGAGCAGCCATTCAGATTACCTTGTTACTTTTGCGATACCCTAGTCACGGACAAGGGGATTAGTTTCACAGAAACTAACTATTTTTGAGCCTCTTGCTTGAGCACTGCTGCAAGCTGCGGATCTTGTTCTAATAGTATCATTTGTTGAGTGAGATTGCCCGTTTTCCAGGGATTTACCTGACCTCCACCAGCATTTCCTACAGGACTTGGTTTTGCTCCCATTCCAGCAGCAGAACTTGGCTTAAAATGATGTTCCCAACCACTACCAGGGTTTTTGAGACTACTGAGATAGGTATTCAAGTCTTGTTCTACTCCACCATTAAGAACAACTACTTTACCTTCAGCATTTTTTTGTAACTTTCCTTGTAACAATGCTAAAGTTTGCTCTGCATTTATCGCACCAAGATTACTAATAGCTGCAAGTGCTGTTGTCTTTGTAGAGGCTGCTTCGTGAGAATTTTTCATCTCTTCAAGCTGCTGAGATAAATTTATTATCTGCTGTTCTTTTTCCTGTGCTGTTTTATTAGCTTCCTCCCAAAGGGTTTTCCATTGACCCTGTTCTTCTAGGTCTTTGGTACGTTTTTCTTCTTTTTGTTTATAGACATCATCTAATTTACCCTTAATGCCTTTAAATTTTTCTTCTGCTTCAGCAGCCTCTTTACGGGCAGCAGCTAACTTTGCCTCATATTCTGCTTTTACAGAATCTAAATTGGGTGCTTGTGGTTGTGAAGGAGTGTCAGCCACGGGCTGTTCAGCAGGAGTCACAGAATCAGGCTGAATTACTTTTTCTTCAATCATAATTATTTAGCAGAAATAAATTTTTCTAGTTCGGCAATCAAATCTACTTTGGTGTGCCTTTTGTCTAACTCAATACCTATGGAACGACCATAAATTTCAAGTTCAGATTTTGTCATGGTTTTTAAATTAGCAGTCAGAATACCTTTATCAGGAGCAGTTTCATCAATAGCTAATTCTCTAGGAACTAAAGGTTCGGGAGCAGGACAAACAACAGGAGCTTCGTCAGCTTCATTTTTAAGTTCTACCTCTTCCCATTTATAAGAACCATCAGGTTGGAGTACCCTATCTATAGACTTAGACATGAAAATGTTTGTACTTATCTACTATTGTAGCAGACTATTCAGATTTGACCTCATTTGCGTTTGGTAAAACTTCACCTTGCACCAAAATATCTCTAAATTCTTCTCTATCTATTACCTGTTGTTCAAATAATGAATTAAGTGCTGTAATATCTTGTCCAATAAGTCTTTCAATATCAAAATCTCTACTAATCTTTACTTCTGGTGGCTCGATTCCAACATATTCGGCTGAGAGATTGAAGGCTTTTTGTAGTTTTTGTTCAAGTTCCATTGATACCATCGCAAGCATAGAGTTTGTATCAACACGATCTAACCTACGAGCATCTGCTGATTCTGCAACAAATTTCTGTTGTGATAATGTACTGATTCCTAAAGTAGCCATTTGCATTTGTAGCTCTTTTATTTCTGCTGATTGGGCATCAAAAGCACTGGAAGCTGGCTCTACATAATAAACTTTATTACCTGGTTGAGTTGCCATTGCATAATTTACAGATATAGCAAGGTCTTTGGTCTGATCGTCATATCCTTCCATTACAAGCATTGGTTGAGATGCAACGTGCAAACTATGAATAAGATCAGCCTGTCTTTGAAAATGTGCAATATTCAAATATGCAATATCAAGTAGAGGTGGTTTGCTTACTAAATTATCTGTTTTTCCAGAATAAATTGTAACTAAAGGTATTTCACCTAAAGAAAAATTACCAGATTCTACCTGTTTATAATCTTTATCTGCTGATCCAGCTTCAAAACTGCCAGCAGAACTTCCATCTGAAACATCGTACATTTCCTCTATCTGTTCTTTTTTGCGAAATACTCTGTAACTTCCTGGTTCAATCACTCTTACTTGGTCAAATACTCTTTCTCCAAATTGTCCATCTGGCAGTACAGCTTTTTCACCAAGTCTTACCTGTATTAAGTTTCCATAATTAGATTCTCTATCTAATCTCCAACCGTAAAGATTATTTGGATCGACTTCAATCCAGTATGGTCTGCGATTTTGTTGACGCTCTTCTGCAAGACTTACTGCTCCTGATGGTGCAGGATAATCTACAAGTATATGGCTTTGACCGTATGTAAGAGAACACATTAGTAATCTTCTAGCGTATTCATCTAAATCTGACTTTCTACCATCTACATCTGCCTTGAACATTTCTGTCCAATAAGGATCTCCTGTAAGCACTATTGGTTTCCTTAAAACAAGACCTGTGGCTGCTCGAATTAATCTTTGGGTAAATGGGGAAAATACAGCACGATTTACTCTTGCAAGGTAAGCATCGTAATCTTCTCTTGGCTCTAGTGGTAGGAATGTTTCGCTGTTTGTTCGGAGATAATCTGTTCCTTCGGTTACGGCTTTCATTATTTCCCAACCTTTCATCATGTCTAAGACAGCCCTCGTGCGAGTAAAAGGACTGTCTATCCCACCTACCGAAGTAGATGAAATAATATTGGTTCTAATTGGTCCAGGAACAGCATAAGTCATGTCAGCACCTCCATCTCTTTAATGCTAACGCTTTTCTAGTTGGTCTACCTTTTTTATCTTTCAATGGCCCAGGCATACCTTTCATGCGAGCACAAAAGGATTTTCTTCTTGCTGCTCTTTTTCCTGTTGGATTCTTTTCAGTAACAGGTGCTTGTAAATTACTTCCAGTAGCACGATTATATTTAGCTCTTCCTTTCGCAGTCAGTCCTCCCTTCTTAGACTTTTCGCCTCTTCCTATAGATAAACTGACTCCTCTGCGTTTAGCCATTATTTTCCTTTTTTCCTCATAGCTATTCTATGGGCTTCCATAAATGTTTTACCCTTCAACATCTCTTCCTTCATTATCGTCATGTGTTTTGCAGTATGAGTACCCTTCTTTTTATGATTAGCTAAAGCAGTCTTTTGCCTGGTTGTAAGTTCTTTCTTAACCTTCATTTCTTTTTCCTCTTTTTCTTAGAACGTAGCTTTTTAAGATCAGCAGCAGTAATCTTATCCCGTGGTGGAGCAACAGCAGCTAGTTTGCGTTGCTTTGCTGAATAAGATTTCTTAGGCATTAGACAGCAGAAGTAATATCACCAGTAGTTTGGAAACTTACTGATACAGTTGAGACATCTCCAACGGTTGAACTATATGAAGTTCCTGTAATAATTCCGTTAAAACTTAATTTTTTAGCACCTGATGTATCCAAGAAAAGGTTAAACGAAGCATCACCAGCATCTTCAGCAGTTAATATGTCTGTAATAATTTCAGCAGTATTATCTCCACTTGTAGCTGTATAAAGAAGATCAACTGTTCCTGTAGCTGTTATTAAACTCCCTACATATTTTCTTGCTGTATCGCCATGAGCAGTACACTCAAGAGTATCTTTAACAACATCTAGTGTCCAAGAAGTCGTAGAAGCTACTGCTCCAACTGATCCAGTTCCGTTATCAAATGATACAGAGCCTTCTTCACCACGAAAAAATGCCATGATTTCAATAAAATTTTACTTATACGACTATCTTACCTTGAAACTGCGTTTTTCACAGTTATTTTTTCTTTTTAGTTGATTTTTTTGTAGTTTTTTTCTTCTTTCCCTTGCGTACAGAAGCTATATAACCCTGACACCTTGCCATTGCATGAGATTTTGCCATTTTTAACTCCTTTTTTTGCGTTTTTTACGTCTATGTTGATATGTTATCTTCTTACTGCTTGTTTTTTCACGTTTGAACCTAGCTTTTTCACTTGCTGACATTTCTCCGACAGTCTTAGGTGTCTTACTTGATACACGTTTTTTGGGCCTGCAAGCTGGATAACCTCGTTTTTCGCCTTTTTTACGGCCACAAGGCTTACCAGTTTTTACATCAACCCAATTTTCTTTAAACCAACGGGTAAGACCGCCACTACTTCTTGCCACGTTTTTTCTCCACTCGGTAAGTTCCTCCACGTTTTTTGTACTCTCGTACAAGCCACGCATTAGCATAAGCACTTGGGTAAACCTTAAATTTACGCTTTGCCTCTGCTTTTACCCTAGAGTATAACGCTTTATTTACAGGAACATTCACTTCTCTTCTTACCTCCCTTTTTCTTTTTCTTCTTCTTTTTCATACCTGTGTGGTAGGGCATAGTAAAAATTAGGTAACTCTTAGTATATTCTAAACGAAGTTTGGCCTAATGTCTCTGGTTTGGCAAGGTTGAATTGCTGCAAACATAAATACCCAAAAGCATCAAAAGCATGATCCACTCCCAGGTTTTTGTTTGGTAATCCCGTATTTGGAGCATAAGTCAAAGTTCGTAACGCTTTTATCAATTCTTTACAACGTGGGTGGATAAATGTTCTTCGATCTCCATTAGCATCATACAAAGCCGTATTGATTGAAGTAATCTTATCTCTTATTTTCCAGGGTGATCTCGGACTCATAACTGTAAATCCACTCCTTCTAAGGATATTGTGGTCCGTAACTCCGACTCCACTTGTTTTTCTCGCACTACCAGTAGGGTCAGGACAAGCGATAATTCGTCTATCTACCCCATATCTTCTAATAACTTCCTCCGCAAAATCCCAGGTCGTTGCTCCACCCGTCAACATGATTTCATCAAATACATAAAGATTATCATTATGTTTTACCGCACAAATTCCTGCCATAGGGTCCACGTTAAAATCCAATCCCAAAATTAAAGGTAACATCTGTAAATCCTGGACTTCGCTGCTTATGTTGTCATCGCTGAAACTGACAGCCACCAATCCCGTAAGATTCTCGAAACTTGCCTCAAATTCTTGCTTGAATGTTCTGCTATCTAATTGGGCCTTCGCAGCCTCGACTTCCTCTGCTGGAACATTGCCCCCGTCTATTGTGGTAAAACTCCACCTTTTCCAATCTCCCGTGGGGTCTTCTGGAACGTAACACCATAAATCGTAAAACCAACTTGCCGTGCCATCGGGTGTTGAAATAAAAAGTGCCCAACCCTGTTTATCTGCTAGTGCTGGCCTGATAACTTGAAACCATACGTCAGAATCCATGAAGGCTGCTTCATCTAATACAACACCAGCTAAACTTCGACCTCTAAGAGTGGTTGCGTTTTCTGTTCCCTTCAATTCGATAAGTGAACCGTTTATTAGTTCAATCTTTAAGTCTGTCTCGTTTTTTGATTGTATCCATTCTCTTGGTACGAGTTTTTTCAATTCCTTCCATGCAATGTCCTTTGCCATGCGATATGTAGGAGCACAATAAAAATATGTCTCGCCTGGTCGTTTGATTGCAGCATTTACAAGTTCAATACAGGATAAATATGATTTTCCAAATCTTCTGCCAGCCACCAGTACCCTAAATCTGTTTTTTGCATTGAACACCTCCCCCTGGGCCCAACGCAATGTTAAGTTTTCTCGTGTTTTTACACTCATGTAGTACAAAATAACCCTAATTTTAATTTATTTTGTAGTTTTTATCGACTAATTTGCTATTT